CAACTGATGACCCAGTTTTTAAATTTTTAGAACAAAGACATCAATGGCAACGTCGTAACTTTACAGTTCACACAACTGTGGGTAGTACAACGCATACTGCAGATGGTGCTGCAGATTCAAACGTCTTTAAGCTTGAATGTGGGTATGATTCCACTGGTCAAATAGCAGCAAATCAACAGCCTTTATTTTTACTTGAAGGTCAAGTAATAGCTATTAAAGCTGATGACGGTAGTGTAAACAACTTCAAAATATCTGGTACACCTGATTTAGGTACTCCGGGTGAAGCGGAAATTGATGTGATACCTTTGAATACTCACACCGCTGTTTATACTTCTGGAGCTGAAGGTCAAGTAATTGGTTCAGCTTTTGCTGAAGGAACTGATACTCCTGCTGGATGGGAAGACAGTTTATCCGACAGTGAAGGTTACACTCAAATATTCAAAACAGGAATGAATTTATTTTCAGGTACTGCAATGGCTACTAGGTATAGAGGCATTGGTGATGAATATAAGCGTGTATGGACTGAAAAGCTTATGGAACATAAGATGGATTTAGAGCAAGCTTTCTTATTTGGTCTTGGTAGTGCAGGTAATGCAACAGCAACTACTGATACTATTTTAAGATATACTCATGGTATCGTACCTTACACTGAAGCTAATGGCAAGGTTTACAACATGAGCTACGCTTCTTCTGGATATGACGCTTTCTTAGATGCAATGGAAGATTTCTTTGCACCAGAAAGTGGAAATTCAGGAAACAAGCTTGTACTAGCGTCTCGTAAAGTTATTACTTATCTTAATAAGCTAGGTTCTGGTTCATTTATGAACAATTCAATTGGTGCTGCTCAGTACTCATTGGATGTCACAAATATTCCAGGTGCTTTTGGACACCAAGTAACTGTAGTTAATACTATCTATGGTAACTTGCATTTTGTAGCAGAGCCTTTATTACGTGGGCCTTGGGAAGATTATGCGGTTGCAGTAGACATGGGTAATGTAGCTTACAGACCATTGGTCGGTAACGGCATTTCTCGTGATACTTATATTGAAACTAACGTTCAAGACAATTCGACAGATGGAAGAAAAGACCAGATTATTACTGAAGCTGGTTTAGAAATATCTCTTCCTGAAACTCATGCAGTCTTGAAATTCTCATAGGAGGGAATGAAAAATGGCAGCACAAACTCAAACAGCCTGGGCAGAAACTAGTATTAATGGTTATACTGTACTTTCAAGCACAGCAACTACCGATGCAACCAATGAAGTAAATTGGTCATTAAAAACACCAAAAGCGTTAGATACTTCCAAGCCTTGGTCATTAATTGTGTCAGCTTCGGCTGCTCAAGATGGTGCAGCAGCACCTTTAATGCTTTGGGGTGGATACTCTGATAACTTTGCATTAGCGGGTACAGAAGCTAGAGCAACAGCAACAGATGGTGTTCAAATTGGCGAATTAACTGATGATTTAGGTTATGCAGGAGCTGTATTAGGTGTAAACTTTGCTATGACACCCGGAAGCTCTGGGTTAGCAAATGTTGTGACTATTGCAGCAGTAGCTACTGGTCTGAGACATAATTTACCTGTATTCCCTTATTATGCTTTCGAGCTAATGGCGGATGATGCAGCTACATTACTAGCACATACATTAACATTTAAGATTATACAAAAATCTGAGATGAAAAATGCACCGCTAGCCTCAATTAGTGGCATAGGTTCTGACCCTTCATAAGGTTAGATAGTTAATAATGGTTATGGGGCCTTCGGGCCCCTTATCCTAAACAAAAGGAATTAATATGGCCGCAAGTAAATGGCATAGATTAACAAATATAGATGATGATGATTTAGCTGGAATTACAGGGACTAATAGTCATGTTTTTAGAGAATGCAATATAACATTAAATGGTGGCACTTCAGTAGAAACAGAAAGATTTGACTGGTCATGCAAGACCGATTTTACTATTATTGTTAATTCAGGAAGTAAAAATATTAATAATGCATACGTAGGAGATGCTGACCAAAAAATTACTATAGAAGGCTCTATAGATGGAACTAACTTTGTAGAACTAGACCAAGTAACAGATAAAGACATTGATGCAAAGCCGTATGCTCATATTTATGACTTTGATTCTAAAGGAGTAATGCCTATTATGAGAGTTGCATTAATAGGAACTGGCGCAGGAACTGAAACTATTAAAATTGCAGTAATACCTCACGATTAATGAGTATATTTAAAGACTCACTTGATTGTCATGGCAACGATTGGAACTCATCACCTTGGCGCAATTATATTAGGCTTCCTAAATTAAAAATTGCAAGTGGTGCAGGAACTATTGGCACAAACTTTAATACATATTTGTATGTAATGGAAGAGGATTGGGTAGGTGGACAGATTAAATTATCATATACTACTAGCAGTAATGATTTTTTAACAAGTATCCAGTTAGCTCCACCAAGTTCTACTTTTCAAACTGCATCTACTGCAGACATACAAATACTTGGAACTTTAGGCTCTTCAAAAGGAGCTCTTTCAACTGATACTGGTTATAACTGGGTTGCACCAGGGCTAGGATTAAAATGGATGCCTTTAATCTCCCCTACAACAACGATTACTTCATCAGGAAATCATACAATAGATATTACAGCTGAAGATATAAATATTGAAAAATATTACGATGCTGGAATACATTCTTGGTTAAAATTATCAACTGCGGTTGGTGAAGGTAATGCTCAATATACAAAAGCGTTTCCGATGCAATGTTTAAACAGAAAAGATATTTTATTAGTACATAATTCAATGGCTTGTTGGCCATTATACAATAGTACATCTAATAGAGATTTAACAGTTGTATTGCAAGGTTCTATGAATAAAGGGTCTACTTGGACAGACTTAGATTTTATATTTAATGCAATAGACCCAGCTGATACAGCTACACCTGCAGTAAACACTAATTACATGATTAAGTATGTTATAGAAGGCTCTAGTTATCCTGAATATAACGACTTTAGACTAAAATATTACATAAAAAACGATGGAAGTGTTACTGAAGCGTTGCCTTCAGATTACAATTTTAATCACATTTCATTATATCCAATAGAAAGGCACTAAGATGGCTGGTAAAAAACAAGAACGAGTAAATGTAGACTTGATGACTATTACAGGTTTAGGCAAGGCATTAGCTGCAGTAGGGGCCAAAGGTGCTTCTAAGGCTAAAGCTAAAGTATCTAAAATGGTTGCTAAAGTTGTAAAGTCAAGTAATAAATCAGTAGATAAAGGGTCTGTTAAGAAAACCCCAGTTGTAAGAAAGTCTAAAAAAGCTGCTCCTAATACTGTTGGTGGCAAACCTGGAAAAGGTAAGCCTGGTAAAAAACCTTAATTGGCTAAAGTTACTTCAAATAAAATAGGTAAGCCTTGGTCTGGACAAGTTCCTAATGACCGAAGAAAATATAATACTGACAAGGTTAAAAAAGGTAAAAAATAATGGCAGCAACATTTGAATCAAAAATTGAAGCTATGATAGGTAATACTAGTGCAGAAGCTAGTTTTATTCAAGACGCTTTAGCTGCTTCAATGTTAGAAGTTATGAAATCTTTACCTTCTGACCTAACTATCCCTTTATGCTCTAACATAGTAAATCTTAGTGCAGCTTCTACTCAAATATCTGTTAAAGACAATGCTGTTGTTTTAGCTGTCTATTATGCAGATAATGGGTTAGAAGCAAGGGAGGTGTCAAATGCAATGTTTAACAAGCTTAGTGATTCAACAAGTATTCATGAAGCTTCTCAATTAGACCCTGTATTTACAATTAAAAATAATGCTTCTGGATTAGCATTAATGCATGTATATCCCGCTCCTTCTAATGGGGAAATGTTTGTATTTCAAGACCCTACTTCAATTAATTTATCTCATGATTTTACAACAGGTTCTTATGCAGATATTCCTTTAGTAGCTCAAGAGTTAGTTATGATTTTAACAGGATTAAAGGTTTTACAAATTGAACTTGGTAATGCAAAAGCTTCAGAAGACCCTGAGTTAATTCAAATGGTTACAGCACTTATTAATGCTTTACAAGCGCAATATCAAATTGAAGCAAGTAAACTTTTTGGTGCTCCTAAAGAAAAGTAAGGAAAATTAAATGACTGGAAAAGAAGCATTTGAGTTAATAAATCAGCATCACCCAACTTTAGGGGGAACAGAAATTATTTTGTATTTAAATAATGCAATTAAGCATTTCTGTAGAAAAACTGAAATATTAAAACAGTCTTATTCGCAGACTTCTACTGCTGGAACAAGGTATTATACCTTAGACCCAACTATTATAAAAATTATTAGCGTTTCAGTTGATGATGTTGATATTCCTAGAATGATAGGAAAGCCTCCAATTGAAGATGATGAGCTTGCTGATGATGGTACTACTGCTAATAATTTAGGCGCACCTGGGTCTGTTTCTAATGAAAGAATGTTTTATGTGGATTTAGACAGACTTGGTATAGTTGAAAAAAGAACAAGCGCTACGGTTAGAGATGATATTACTTCTAATTATCAATCAATTAGTGAAACAGGATTAATTATACGAATTAAGTGTATTGCAGGACCTGAAACTGATTTTTCTACTCATAACATTCAAACAAAAACAAGTGGAAGCATATTAGGTGACGCTTCTGGAAATGCTTCATTTGATAATTATGTTCTTGATTATGCTATTGCTGAAGGATATCGTTCTCCAGCTAGTTTTGACATACAAAGAGCTGAATATTTTGAGTCAAGATTTGAAAAAGGAATTAAGGAAGCTAAAAGATTTGCTAGGTCTAGTTATATATCTACAGGAAGGATATCTCCAGTTGACTTTTAGTAAGGACACAAATGCAGCTAATAATTTTAGCGCAGATAGTAATGTAGCTTCTGACTTTAGTGCAGATGCTAATGTTGCGTCTAATATGATTGAAGACAGGCAATATAGGCCTTATTATAATCTAAAGTTTAATGAAGTAGAAGATTATTTTTATAGATACGACGCTCCTTCTAATTCGTTTGAATCTGAATGGTGTTTTGGAGATTGGGTAGGGTCATGGCAGGTAGCTTAATAGCCGATAAAATTAAAAATGTTTTTCAAAAATTAGTTTTTTGGCAAGCAAATAAAATTTATAAAACAGCAGCAGATAACGAAACTGATGTAGAAATATCAACTATTAATAACAATTTAACTCTTGGTGGAAGCGTAAACTCTACAGGAACCTTAACAGCCTCTTCAGTAGATGTTAATGGCGGAAATATTGATGGGGTTGTTATTGCTTCAAGCACTATTAATAATAATGTTACAGGCAATATTACAGGGTCGGCTTGGACAGGAAATTTAGCTGTTTCTGGTGATGTTACAATTGCAGGGAATGATTTAACTTTTACTAAAACAGATAATAGCGTAGATGCTAATATAAATTTTATTAATGATAACCCTGGAGGAACTGATGGCAGAACCTTAAGGATTAAAGCTGTTCATGAACATGATTCAGTACAAACAAGCAGTTTTGCTACAGACCATAACTATAAAGATTTAACAACAGAATGTGATGGCATTAATACTGTAAAAAGTGTTGGAAATAAACAAATTACTGGCATAAAAATTCAACATTTACCTTTTGAAAATCCATTATATGATTTTGGAACAGACACCTTAGAAGACGGATTTGCATCTCAATTAAATGGAGAAATTAAGATTGATGCGCAAGGTGGTACAAATACAACAGGAAGAGTCTTAATTGGTTCTGAAGGACATACTAGTAATGTTATATTGCTTGGCACCACCTTAGCTGATGGCAGTCATAGACCAATTAAGTTATCAGTTGACAATTTAATTTTATCTAAAGATACTAATAATAATCTTATACAATCAGGTGCTGATGGCCATCCTGAAGATTTAACTATAACTGCAGAAGACTTAGCTATAGACTCTCAGCATTTTGATTTAACGGCTGCAGGTAGAGTAACTACTTCAGGTGACATTAATGGAGCTAGTCCAGCAGAAATGGCAAGGCTAGATGGGTTAAGCATAAATATTGTTACGGCTTTAGCTGCAAAAGCAAATGTTGTTGATAATATATGGACTACTAGCTTTAAAGGAAGAGCTCTAAATACAACTTCTACTAGCGATTATCATACACTTAATATATCGTCTTTAGGCAACTTATGGAGCACTACTATTTCCGACCCAACTTCAATTACTGCTAGTATAAACCAATCTGGTATGTTGATAGCTCCAAGAGCAGGAAGTTTAGATAATATAAGAATTGCAGGTACAACCGCTGATACAGGTGCAAATGATGCCTTTAAATTTTATATCTATAAAGCTACTCTATCTCAGGGGGGAAGTAGCCATACTGGGACTCTTATAGGTACAAGTAGTGCTATTACTTCTGCAGCTGGCAGAACTTTATTTCAAAGTAATGATTTTAACAGCAGTAATACTTTTTCAGAAGGCGATACGTTATTTGTGTTTTTTAAAAAAGATGCAAACTCTGGTAATCAAGATATATTTTTTAATATAACTTTAAGCGGAAAATATACTTCTTAAATAAAGGAAAGAAATGGACGATACTTTAAAAACATCGGTTGTAGGCGTAACTGGAAGTGCTGTAACAGGTCTTGGTATATTACCTGATGTAGTGTCTGTTGTTGTAGGGATTACTACTATTGTATACTTAATAATTAAAATTAAATCTGAATTATCTAAAAACAAAGAAAAGGAGTAAAGATGCCTGGAATGATAGCCTGGTTGACTAAAACCTTACTCTCTGAAAAAGTACTTAAAATGGTTTTATGTGCTATTGGAGATTACCTTGTTGCATCATCTAGCAATAAACTTGATGATAAAATATGGGCTAAGGTTAAAAAAGTCTTAAACGTTGGAAAATAGAATAGCAACTATTTTTGAGTTAACCCAAGTACTTGACAATCCTGGTCAGGTGCTTGAAGCATTAGGTGTAGTTGAGGACACCGTCTTTAGGAAAGTGCCAGTTAAGTGCACTCATTGTGAATGCAAAAAGTTTGAAACTTTAGAACTTGTTGGAGTTTCTACCAAGCCTTTATTTTATGAGTGTGTCGCATGTGGTGCTTTACATCTGAAATACACCAGAGATTGGGTCGAAAAGCAGTTTTCTCACATTAAAGGGTTATGGACTAACCCTAATGATTGGGAAGAACCAGAGGACGCAAATCTCTACAACTAGGAGAAATATGGATAAAGGCGTAACTAAACGCTTTATTGTAACACCAGATAAGCATGCCCCATTTGAGGACAAAAAAGCTATTAGAGTGTTAAAAAAGGCAATAGAAATAATTCAACCTGATGGTTATATAGACCTTGGGGATTTTGGAGAATGGGGCAGTGTGTCTCATTGGCAATGGAAAAGGAAAAAGAAACCACCTTTAGAGTATATTATCCCAAGAGTGGATAAAGATGTAGAGGCAGGCATTGCGCTTCTTGACACTATAGATGAAAGCCTTGATAAAGCTAATGTAAAAATTAAGCATATGATTCAAGGAAACCATGATGAATGGCTTGATATGTTTGTTGAAGAACATCCATATTTACCTCAATATAAATTTGACAAAGCTATGAACTTAAAAGAACGAGGTTATAAGTATCATAAAGCTGGAGATTATTTAAAAATAGGAAAGTTGCATTATTATCATGGACATCATTTTGGAGGACAATATCATACTGCAAACCATTTAAGAAGGCTTGGTACATCAGTTATGTATGGACACTGGCATGGTATTCAGATGATGGGTGCTACAAGCATGTCAGGGCCCCTAGAAGCTTGGAGTATTGGTTGCATGAAGGATATGTCCAAAGAGAAAAATAAGTGGCTTAAAGGGCGTCCTATTGATTGGGCTCATGCGTTTGCTATAGTTGATTACTATCCAGGTGGTGGATTTACCGTAAGTCTTGTAAGAATTGTAGACGGGAAAGCATCATTATGGGGTCAGGAGTTGAAAGGGTAGCAGATGGTTTGTTCGGGATACTATTCATTATGCTTGGTGCAGTCGGGGACTATCTTGACAAGCATCCTATGGGAGGCTACATGTGCCCAAGATATTGCGCTGTGGAACACGAACATATAATGGAGAATAATGGACATATTTCAGATAATAGAGACACTGGGAATACCTGTAGCTGTAGCTGTGGGGCTAGCGTGGGTTTGCATGTATCTGATAAAGTTCATAACCAAGGATGTTGCAAAGGACCTAAAGGGACTTTACGAGATAATTGTAAAGTTAATAGACACAAACAGAATAGCAAAGGATGAAATTAAAAAAACTATGGCTTCTGTGAATACAATAAAAGATATCTTTATTAAGATAACAAAGAAGGAGAAGGACTAATGGCATTTTTTGATAGGCAATTTTCACAAGAAGGCGGGAGCAATTCTCCGTTAAATAAGATGATGAATACGACAAACAAGGCTATGGAAGACCCACGTCAATTTGCAAGAACTTTTAATCCACAAGATACTGATGATGTAAGAAAAATGCAAGGTATGCTTGGTGTAGAAACAGATGGTATTCTTGGGCCTAAAACTTTATCAGCATTACGAGAATTACAAGGCGTTTCACCTCAAGCGGCTCCAGAGGATTATTCTGGTGAATCAGAAGAAAGTCAATTTTCTGATATGGAAGGTTTTGGTGAAGATTTTGGCGATTCAGGGTTTGATTCTTTTAGTAACAACATGGGAATTACACCATATAGTCCAGGCGCTTCAAGCTTTGAGACTCCTGAAGAGTTTATACAAGGAATGGACCCTAATTATATGAATGAGACTAGCTTAAATATGTCTGGTGAAATGCAAGGGCCTACGTCTCAAGAAGTTCAAGACCAGTTTAATAATCAACAAGACATTCAAAACGCTATTAGTCGTCAAGAAGACCCCTATATGTCTTATGAAGACATGGAAATAGATAGGTACGATGAAAATGGAGTTTTAATGGATGAAGATTATGATTCATTTTTTGATAGTCCAAACGTAGAGTTGGGTGGATTTAATACTCCATACGATGAAGCTGGAGTCTTGATGGATGAAAATTATGATTCATTTTTTGACGGTCCAGGAATAGAGCTAGGTGGGTTTAATACTCCAGGCAAAGGCCCTGGTTCAGCAAATACAAATAGAATGGCAATGTTATTAAGAGGATTGAATCCTGAGCTTGATAAAACTTATCAATTAGATATGAACTCAAATACTCCATCTACTAGAGCTGGCGTTAACAGTTTTGACCCAAGGTTTATGCAAACACCTAAACAAAGTAGGTCTGCATTGCGAAATATTATTAATCAAGCATTGAATGTTACAACAAGGAAATAATGGCTAAACAAGCTTTAGTGTTAAATGGATTTACGGGAGGAATTAATAAAGATTCTGACCCTAATGATTTACCTTCAGAAGGTAGAGGAAACGACCAACTTGTTACATTAAAAAATATGTTAGCAGATAGAGGTGGAAAAGTTGTTACTGCTAATATAAAAATTACATCTGGTGTAGCAACAACTGGGACTAACAACACTAGCGCTGATGAATTATTAATATACAACAATGCTTTTTATAGAGAAGTTGGCTTGTATAAAGTAGGAAGAGTTGTAAATTGGAGTGCCAATACAGCTATTTCAAATACAGCTAATACCCCTACTGCTATAGGTTTTGAGTCTCAAAACGATACAGCTGAATTAAATATTGAAGTATCAAGCAGTACTGATGGAAGTCTTGCTATATTTATGGGAGGTTCAGCAAGTCAAAATTCAAGCACTAACCCTGTATTTAATGATGCAGCCCTAACTAGTTATGCTATTAATGATTTTGTTAGGTCTACTTCTGATGTTAATGGAAGCTCAGGCTCTTGGAGATGGGGATATGGAATTTCTGATTTTGGAAGTTTTTCTGCAATTAGTCAATTTCCTAATCTCAGGCAAAGCATATTGCTTACTGCTAATGCTAACTACGATACAGAAAATGCTGTTCCTAGTGGTACTGCTAATTTAATAGAAGATACTTCAAATGGATTAAAAGTTTTGAATGGTTGCGAACACGTTCATGGCGATGTAACTAATCAAGCTACAATTCATAAAAACGGCACTCATACAGTACAATTTATAAACGGTGCTAGTTATTATGTAGAATATCTTATAGATTCAGTAGGTAATACAGGAAACCTTACTATAAAAATTAAGCATGGTGCTACTATTATTCATAGTGGCGTAGTTGCAATTTCTGGAGATTCAGGAACTGAGGTAAAATACGGTTTTACTTTTGATTTTGCAAGTTCTACTACAAGTGCTGTAAATACTGATTTTACTTTTGGTGAAGGTGCTGCTTTATCTCTATCTAGTGGCGGAAGTTCGTTTGTAAAACTTAAGCACATAAAAATACTTTCAAATAAACACGTAAGAACTGCTCAAGATTCAGCAGCTTTTGTACTTCCTAAAAATACTACAGATGTGTCTATGGATTTTCACTCTACTGCTTTTGATGCTTATGCTAAAANCCAAGCTCAAAACGTAACGAGTTTAGGTCACTTGTCTTTAATTCAAGGTTTTGATAGCACTAATAGCACTGCATTTGACCCAGCTATTTATTTTAGAGTTGGAAGCTCTCCTTTTACTGGAGCTACAAATGGAATATCGGGAAGCAGTCTTGATATTGCTAATAAAGATATATTTTTAGAAATTAACGTTGACCCTAGCGGAGCAATAGATACTGCAGATTTTACAGAATTATATGTAATAGCAGATTCAGATGGGACTGATTATAGTACTTCTGCTGATGGAGACGGATATGCAAAAGCGTGGGTTATTTCTAGAGCAGAATTAGAAACGCAAGGATGCTGGCAGCAAAAAGGAAGGATAAAGTTAACCTCAGATTCAGCTACTTATTTAGGGGCTAGTTTAAATGAAAGCGATATTAGACATATAGTAGTTGCAGCTCAATTAAAAGATGGTTCTACTACTTATAATAATACTCCTGTTTTTAATTTGTTTGAATTATCTATTGCTGAATCTTCAGCTTTAGGTTGGAGTAACTCTACTATTCAACTATCTCAGACTGATTCAAGAAATAATTTTGAAAGTCTGCCTAGTAATTATACTTCTACTTTTTCTTTTGGTATATCAAATAAGTTAGATTTAAAACTTCATAAGCCTTCAGCAGGATATAAAGGAAAGATATATTATCAACTTTTAAATGAATCATCTACACCTGACTCTAGTGAAAGATTTTTATTAGCAGAAGTAGATTCTATTGATGGAGTAACCAATAGCATAAATAATGAAACAACTGCATGGGGTGGCGGAACTAATTTAACTTTATCTTACCCTAGCATTCCTATGGCATCTACATTTTTATTTGAATCAGGTTATCCTGAAAGAACTAAAAATATTAAAGCTACTTGGAGGACTGCAGCAGTATCAAATAGACAAGTTTATATAGGAAATATAACGCAAGAATCGTTTTCAGTTATAGTAACCTTTGTAGGAGGTGTTACTGATACAATGACTTTAGCTTCTGGAAACTGGAGTGATTATGGATTGTCTAATGGAAGTATTGTAGAAATTTCAGATGCAGAGGATGGTAGTAATAATGATACTTTTTTATTCACTTCAACAAACGATGATGAAACAACATTAACTAATATAGATGGCACAGCAGCTTCTATTGCTGCTGAAAGTAACGATACTGTAACTTTGTCTATTAGAGAGCCTGACAAAATACTTAAAGCTCCTCCAGGCAAAATATATGGATTTTCTGATTTAAATTTTGTTGATTTAGAACTTGGAGCTGGAACAATTAACTGCTTAAAAGTGTCTGGAGATAGATTGTTAGTATTTTCAGATGATAGCCTTATTATAGTTAATATTGCTCAAGACTATGAATTTTTAGAAGCTACTATTCCTGGAATGGGAATAAAAAACAATAAAAATGCTGTAAACGTTGATGAAGGCGTAGCTTTTGTTAATAAGCTAGGAGTATATTATTTTGACGGAGAGCGATTAAATAACTTGTCTGCTTCTTTTATAGATACAATATTTGCTAATTTAGATGTAGGTGGAATTGCTTATGACCCTAAAACAAAATTAATATTAGTATGGAAAGATGTAAATCCTGATGAAATATTTGGGTATTCATTAAAGACTAAATCTTGGGTAACTGAGCTTGATATTTCTGCGTTTCAATTAAATACTAATTCTTTCTTATATAAAAATGAAATGTATTTTATTAATGCAAGCAATGAATTTAAAAGAGTTGATAATACTGATACTAGTACTAAGTCTATTACATTACAGACAGGTAGAATATCTTGTGGAAATTTTGCAATTCAAAAATCTTTTATTAAATTACACTTGTCGCTAATAAGTCCTTCAAACGCATTTACTATTAAATTTGCAAATGGAAATGCAACTCCTGGAGGCTCTGTATCTGTTGATTCTAGTGCAGGTAGCGGAAGTTATGAAATTATTATACCTGCAGCTTATAAAAATGGTAAAGATATTACGTTTTTAATTGAAGATGCTGATGCACCTGCTGGCTTTGAAATATCAGATATGCAAATTGTTTATAGAAACAGAAAGGTTATTTAATGAAAAGTAAAGAGCAAAGAGCAGCTTTACATAGAACTCCTCAAAAGACAATTAAAGGGATGACTAATAGGCCAAATGCAACTCGAATTATTCAATCAGGTGATAAGATATATCAAGAAGTAAAAATAGACGGGCAATCTCTTTATACTGAAGTAAAGACTACGAAAGGCTAAGAATGAGTTTTAAACAGGCATTAAGAAACACTCAAATTAATCAAAGATACGCAAACCAAGCAGATAGCATGTCTAACCTTAAAAGACAATCTCGAGATTCTTATAATCAATATGCTAGCGGGGAAAACAAAAGAAATAATTTAGCAGGTTTAGCTGGAGATACTGTTAATTTAATGGGTTCTGCTGGAAATTTTTTAAACAATGCTGGAAAAAACTTAACTACAGCTGGAGCTAACAATATGAGCTTTAACTTGTTTGATATGTTAAAAGGCAAAGGTGGGTTTTCTGGAGAAGGCATTAACCCTATGACTTTAAATCAAATAGGCGGTACAAGAGGTTTTATGGATACAATGGACATGTATGGGCTTAAAGCTCCTAATTTTCAAACATCTGCTAATATTTATAGCAGCGACAATCCTTTAAAAGGGTTTTTAGAAAACTTTCAACTGCCTTTAAATAATAATGCTCCTGTAAATCCAGTAGCTCCTGTAAACCCCGTAGCTCCTATGAGTCCAGTAGCTCCTGTAAGTCCAAAAATAAAAACTTTTAACAACAAACCAAATAATTATATAATTGGTGAAGCTAATCCAACATATGGACCAATGTAAAGGCAAAGTAAATGAGCGTATCGCAATATAGTAATTATAATAAAATAAACTTTATAAAACCTATTTCCAACTTAGGTTCTGCATCAAGTCTAACTAAAGCTGGAGGATTAGCTAGTAAGTATGGAGGTTTTTTATCTGGAGCAAGTAAAGTATTAGGCCCTGCTGTTATGGGCTTACAAGTAGCAAATATGCTTCGAGGTGCATGGAAAGCAGGAGAACAAGCAAGAAATCAAATTACTAATTTAAATCAACAAAGTGCTCAAATTAGAAATAATTTAACTAATAATGCTAAAGATTTAAGAAGTGACTTAACTGAAATAAACGAAGAAACTTCAGGAGATATTGCTAATTTAGGGGAAGAAATTGGAGAGCGATTTGAAGGTGCAAGCGGTATGCTTGGTCAAGTAATAAAAAGAGGTAGAGGGTTATCTACAGGAGCTGAAGGACAATATCAAGCAGAAACAAGCTCAAGTTTAGGAGATGCTGCTCAACAAGGCATTGAAAGATTAGATACGCAACGAGGTAATCAATACTCATCTCTTATTGATAATTTTAGCAGAGATAGAAGCAATAGTCAACAATCTTTATTAAATATGGCCTCTCAAAGAAAACAATTAGAATCTAAAGACAATATGTGGGAGAACTTAATATGAGCACTGCAAGAGATTTAATGCAATTTGCTAACAGCCAATTTCAAAGACAACAACAAAAAAGAGAATATCAAGACAAGCGAAACATGCAGTTTGCGCAAATTGCTGATGCTAAAGATAAAGAAAATAAGGTTATACAAAGTCAAAGATTCCTTAATGATGCTGTAAAATCCTTTAGTCAAACAGGGTGGAATGAAGACGGGACTTATACTAATAAAAGCCCCAATAAGACTGAAGCTATAGATGGCTATTTAGCTAAGATGGATAGTACAGGACAGGCTGGAGACAGGTTTATGATTAACCAACAACTGAGTCAAGTTACTAGCAGTACTCTAATGGGAGATGCACAAAAGCTTACAGGTAAATTAGCTCAATGGGAAGCTGCAAATGCCCATAGAAAAGACGACTTGAAGATGTTTGGCGGGACTTATGAAAAAGATAGAAAAGCTTATTTAAAGCAAATAGGTGCTGATAAGTTATATGCTAACCTTCATGGATTAGGTGGTACTGCTAAAGCTATGGAACTTACTGGCTTAGCTCCAGATAGTTTTGATAAGAAGGATGCCAGTTGGTTACAATTTGCTAAGGATAATAAGCTTGCTACTACTGGAGCTGCTATAGGTACTGCAGTTGTTGGGGGTGGGGTCTATAAAGGTATTTCTTCTGTAGTCACTACTATGGGAGATGCTATTGCTAGAGGTGAAGAGCTAATTACCAGTAAAGGTAAAGGGAAGGAATTAGTAGCTAAATTAACTAAAGATTTAGAAAAATTAAAACTTGGCGGGAGTGCAGCTGATGCTAAACATGCTGCTAAGTTAGAAAAATTTCTTGCAATGGTTACTAAAAGAGGCTATATAGACAATGCTTCACGTATAGCACTCTCTAAAGTTGCATCTAATTTTCCTGGAGGTGAAGTTGTTAAAACAGGTAAGGTTGCTTTAGATGCTGCTGAAAAAGCACTAAAAGGGCTAGGTGACCCTACAACAACTTCAAATGTATTAAGATTCATGAAAAAAATACCTAAGTTAGGAGCAACACTTGGTATTGGTATAGCAGGATATACAATTGCAAAAAAACTAACATCAGGGCTAACTGACGCTGCTGTAGGTGAAGAAGATAGTANAGCNGGTAAAATCGCTGGTGTAGCTGGTGGTAGTGCTGGAGCCTTGGGTACAGCTGCAGCAGTAAAAGCTGCATTTAAAACCATTGGAGACAATATTAGTAAAAAAGGGACAAGATGGGCTCTGACTAGAGTAATGAAGCGTGGTGGTCCAGCATTAGCTGCCAAATTCATTTTAAAGGCAGGTTTGGGAGGGATTGCTGCGCCAACAACAAGTGGTATAGGGACTATAGGGGCGGCTATATGGATAGCTTCAGATGCATATGAGATAGCAAAAATACTTTCAGAAGACGACTAAACAAAGGTATATTTAGCCCATGGAACAACAACAATTTCAACCTGTTTGGACTAAAGAACAAGTTAAGCAATACACTAACATTTACCAAGGTAGAGGGCATCTTTTATCCCCTGAATATAAAGACAAAATAGAACAACATTCAGCGCATTATAATGTGCCTTTTTATGAAGGTGAAGGCGGAATTTTAAGCGCTATAAAAGCTGGAGCTCAAGGATTTACTGAAGCTTTAACCCTTAATATATATCAAGGTGATAAGCCTAAAACTCAGACTGAAGCTATAGCTAAGAACATAGGACACTTAATAGGATTTGCTCCTGCGATGGTAGCTGGGCCTTTAGGCAAGATAGCTAAAGCAGTTAACAGCAGAGGTCTAAGTAGAATGGCTGGATATATTGGGGCTACTGGCAATAAAATTTCTCCATCTATGATAGCAGCTGATTGGGCTACTAAAAAAGCTTCAAAAATAGGTAATCTTGCGTTAGCATCTGTAAATAAAAAAAATGTAGACAATTTAACTAGCGTAAGTAAGCTTTTATTAGGCGGTGGGGCAAGAAATATATCTCATCAAGCTTTTCATTTAGGAGTAGCTTCTGCAGTTGGCACACTTCCTGAAATGCTTAAAGGTAATTTTACTCCATCTATGGAAGCTTTTATGGGCGGGGCTACAGCAGGTTCTGTGTTTGGTGTTTTAGGAAACCTTACAGGGCCAACTTTACAAAAAATGTTTAAATCTAGCAATCCTGAAACATTACAAACTGCAGAAACTTATTTAAAAGGTATATTAGGAGCAGGGGCTCAAGTACAACTAGCTGGAGCTCAAGATGCTACTACTCCAGAGCTAGTATATGAAACTATATTAGGGGCTTACTTTGGTGCTAATGCTGGTCAATGGAAAAATGCTAGGGCTGGTAAAGTATATAGTAAAATTTTAAAAAAGGGTGCTGAAGGAACTAAGGCTGAAAAAGACCAATACAAAGAATGGGTTAATTTAACTGGTAAGGATATAGAGCAGCATCCTTTTACAATAAAAGAACCTGTTGAAGTACAAGAAGCTTTAAAAAAGTATCAAAAAGATTTAGGTGACCCTAATCAAAATTTACGAGGTTTACATTTAGAGCAACTTGCTAAAGAGCTTAATCTTGACATAGAATCTTTAAATAAAAAAATATCAGAAAAAACTCCTGAAGGTTTTGCTAATGAAGGTGAATACGTAGCTGGCAAAAAAGTTATTAGAGTCCGAGAAAAAGATTTAACTGATGCTCCTTATGTTTCAACTACAGGTAATATAGGAGATGCCATATTAGCTGAGATTACTGGTAGGTATGGGCTACCTACAATTAATTATGTACCTTTTAGAGGCAAAAAAGAAAGAGTTGTAGGACTTGATAGAGCATTAACAGAAGACCAAGTGCAACAAGCTTTTCCTGCTATAGTCCAGGCAAATAAAACTTTAAAGATTAAAAAAACAGATTCAAAAGGCAAAGACACTCAGCAACCTATTGATATAGCTAATATGAACGATGGTCAAAGAAAACAAATAGCTAAAAATTGGTGGGCAGTTAAAAACGCTAAAGAAGTTTATTTAGTTACTCCATTAGGAGGCAAAGCAGCAAAACGTTCCATTTATGATAGATTTCTTAAATGGCCTGCTCAATTTGCTAAAGATGCAAATAAGCCGTTATTTGTACTAGATAGCAACACAGGAAGGTGGAGTAAGTGGAATACACGAGTAAGAAACTTTGAAGCCATAAAAAGGCCACCTAAGCCTTCAGTTGCAATATCTATATTAGGCACTAATCAATTAGCAAAAGGTTCAGCTAAAAATATTTATGGACCAATGAAGTCTTGGCTAGGTGCTCACTTTAAACAAGCCCCTATTGCAAATACAGTTCAAAAGTTAGCTAATAAACAAAATAAAGCTAAAGTTAAAGATATACAATCTATATTTACTGCAAAAGGTATTGCTAAAAAAGAACTTGATAAATTAAAAGATTTAGAACCTACTGATGATATACAGGCTAGTCAAAAAGCGTTACAGGCAAATATAGAAAATCTTGACAATCGATTAAAAACATTAGAAACTGAAACTAGTGCAGAGTTTATTCAAAAAGCAGTAAAAGAAATTGTAAGGATTAAAGAAGAAATATCAGACGTAGATGAGTTTAGTTCAGAAAATGATAGAAGGGTAGGAAATAAATCTTTACAAATTACACAAGAATATCTTAAAGATTTTTGGGGTAAAAAAGCTGAATTAAATACTTTATATGAGCAGCGTGAAAAGAAAATAGAGTTAGCTGAAAGTATAGATAATATTTTATACAAACAATTTGGTGAAATAGGAAGTAAAATAAATCGTTCTGAAGAAGCTGTTAAAGCTATAGAAGACTTAGTAGGTAACTCATTTACAATGCCAGAGTCTGGTAAAGGGGAAATACGTCAAGCTTTAACAAGGTTTAATCTTGGAAAGCCTATTATACATTATCAGTCTGATTCTGTTAGTTACAATAAGATGAAAAGCAATGCTAATCCAATTAGTAGAGCTGGAAACAGAAAGCATCAAATAGAGCCTGAAAAATACATTGAAACTGTGTTTAAAGAGATTGCAGGGGGCACTGAGTCGCCTTTAGCTGTTTTAGACCATGTTACTAGGTATAGTGAAAAAAGAGGCTTTAACGTCGATATGGAGATTTCTAGGTTTAGAAGTAAGCATCCAAAAGAGTATGCGAAATTTATTAAAAATATATCTCAAAAAGCTTCTAAAGATGGTATGTATATTTTTGGTGGTGCTAGTGATAAAGACCGATTATATTTTATGAAATATCATCCTGAATTAACTAATATTTCTGCTAAAGATTTATTTAAAACAGGCATTACTAACGCTAAAGAATTAAGGCTTTCTAGAGAACAATCTAAATCTGAAGAAGGTTTAACTACCGAGCAACATGATAAAGCATTTATATCTAATGTTTTGTATGATTTGTCTATGAATGGTTTAGAAACTAATATAGCTGGATTGCAAAAATTTGTAAAGGCTAATAGTGAATTTGTAAAAGGTTCTGCTCCATTCAATAAGCGTGCTCAAATATGGTTTACTAATTCATATAAAGCTGATTCAGAATTTGTTAAGAAGGCTTATGAGTCTGATGGTGGCGTACTTAATGCTAATGATAAATATAATGTAATAATAGTCAAGGATTTAAAGAAAGAGCTTGAAGATTACGGATTAAATTCTTTAGAGAATATTGAAAATCCAGAGCATGTTGATGGAGCTATTATAGTTCCTGACCGATTACTTAATGTTATTAATAAAGATTTTGGAGTTCCAGACTCAGGTCAAAATAAGTCTTTTATAGTATCGCCTAATGCAGAGCATGGAGCATTGCTTGGTAAATATATGATGCATTCTGCTGGGCCTAAAATGAGTAAACTTATGGAAGCTCAAGGTTTACATATGATTATGCAGGAATCAGCTGTTAAACAGCGTGGTACGCGTGAAATAGGTGATTATTTTGTAGAAAATGGTAAATTAGATATCAAAGCTAAGACATATGAAATAAATCCTGAGGATGTGCGTGGTAGTTACAGTGTATATGGCAATGAGCACTTTTTTGAGCCGCAACGATTACCTAAACAAGTTATGATGAACATGCTTCAACAAACTCATAATAATATGGACCAAGCTGTAATAGAAAAAGCGTTTGATGATATTATCGGTAAGCGTTGGGCAGGTAGCAAAGAAAGTAATGATAGACTTGCTAAATATATAAAAGAGTCAAATGAAGGCAAAGAGCCTGAAGCTAAAGCTGAAGAAATTATTAAAAATATAGAAGAAACTTCTATGGTAGATATTGTAGAAGCTATTAGAAATGAATCTTCTCCAGTTCTTGCAGAAGCAATTTATCAAAAAATGTTAAAGGTAACTAAAGAAACTGTTGCTAATGAATATAAAAACAATGAAATTAATAACGTTGAGTATGAGCAGTATCTAACAGAGTTATCTGAGTTTAATAGCATTACAGACAGAATGATTAAACAAGGTACCATGGTATCTGAAAAAGCTAGAAGTGCAGGATATAATATTAATGCTGATTCAATATACAATCATAAATTTATTAGAGACTTTAAAGCTAAAGCGGTTCAAAACTTTTTAGTTAATTCTGCTACTAAGCCTCATATGGGTAATTCGGGCTCAGCTTATATGCGTCCTTATGATAAAGCAATGCAAGTTAACCTTGATAAATCTAATGAATTGCTTAATAGGGCTAAGATTGACCCTAAAACTGGCAAAGAAGTTCCAAATAAAAAAGGTGCTAATTATAATGATGAAGTATTCTTTTTAGATAATGGTCATAAGAAAACACCTATTTGGTTAAAAAACCCTGCAGGTAAAGAGTACTCTGAGCCAAAGACACTTGAAGAAGTATTTAATATGTTTAACAAAGCTAAAGGTAAAAGGCTTGAGTACCTAACCGAAGTTCTTACTGCGGCTACTGTACGAGTTCCTATGGATTCTGTATCTGGTATGCAGGTAATGAAATTTGGCGGGTTTACTGGACGAAAAGGTCATGGCATTTTATTACACTCTAAGGCTATGAGAGCTGAGGGTGGTGCTGATTTAGATGGTGATAAAGCTTTTTATTATTTTGGTGGTACTCGTGGCATGTCTAAAGATATGATGGAGCAATTCTACAAAAATAAAGATGAGTTTCAATATACAGATTCAAAAGGAAACGTCAAGACTAAAGATAATAAAAAAGCTAGGATATCTAAAAAAGTTGGTAACTATAAAAAGAATACGCCTATTAGAGACTTATTGATAGCCTCTAGTACTACTGGTAAAGCAAGGGCCCAAATGGCTTTAGCTGAAACTTCTATTAGTCATTATGCGCCTTCTGAGCGTATTAGAATTTCTGCAGCTGCTGTAGATGGACGTAATCAATTAGGCCCTGCTGTTTCTAACTCTCAGTTAATGAAAGGTGCTTACAATTCTATTGTTGCTAATGGCGGCACTGATGTTTTAATCTACAATACTAAGATTGAAGCGTCAAGCGGCAAAGAAGTTTTTAAACGATTTAAGGTTACAATTGAAGCTAGAACAGGTGATGCTGATGTTAAATTGCAAAGAGACATGGCAAGAGCACAACTTGGACTTGCATCTGACCCTATGGATGAATTGGGTCTTGCTGGTATTAATGTATGGAAGAAATTGTTATGGGATACTCATTTTAAAGCAGTAAAAGTTGTTGAAGTTAATAGTTCAGGCAAGTCTGAATACCAATCTCAGGTATTAGAAAAATTAAAAACTGAAAAAAGTTTGCCTTCTCAGTATTCTAAGTCTGGAATATTTGGACATTTTATTAATCTTAACCAAGGTTTATGGGGCCGTGATTATGCTCAAAATAGAAAGTATAACATGGATGAAGTACAAAACTTTTTAGAATCAGCTATTAGCCTTAGTAATATTGAAAACGCATCTAATTCATTTTTGCCTAAAATAGGTCAATTATTTTCTGGATTAGATTGGTCTGATTCTCCTTTTACTAGGATTAATCAATCTCGTGTTGAAAAAATGTATACTAGAAGTAATAACTTAATTAAAGGCCGTAGTTATTTACAAGCTTTAATGGGCCGCTCTAGTATGAAAGTACCATATACAAGTCAAATAGCAAGTATATTAAAAAATAAACTCTTTAAAACAGACTCAAGGGTTGAAATTGCTAATAGTTTTGAAGATTTTTATTCAGTTATTAAGGATACAATTTATCAAACTAAAGTAGATAATAATGAAAGCCTTTATAAAACCAATAGAGATGCTTATACTGAAAGATTAAAGCTGTTAAATGAAATGGTTAAAGAAGGTGAAGATTTTATTGTTAATGATATGTCTGATATAATTACTTTAAACTTAGTAGAAAATGTAGTAAAAAAAGGAAACATTTCTCCTAAACGTTTTCAAAAAATTATGAATAAGGTAGATTCATTAAAGAAAAATAGTTATTTAAAAGCTAGAGATAGAAAACAATTAGATAAAGTTATTGACGAACTAGAAGGAACTGATTTAAGTAAATTTTTAGAAGATTATATTAGCGTATTTGATAAAAAACTTAAAATTAAAGACAGGACAAGCAAAGACCAACTTAGAACAGCTGAAATGGACCAAGCTGAAATTGATGCGCAAATTAAAGAATTTAGAAAAAAAGAACGATTAAGTTCTGCTGAAAATAATTTGTTTGACCATTTAATGCTAGGCTCTATTAACAGAGGCAATAAAGCTAAAAAGATTAAACGTTTTGAGCGCAAGGTCAATGATTGGAAAAATCCTATTGTTTTAGATTATATTAAGTATTTACGCAGTCAAAATTCTAAAAGTAATATTAGTAGATTAGGGTTTAGCAGTCTTGAAGTAAGTGACGTAGCGGTTAGAGAACATTTGCAAAGTTATATGGAAATGATGAAAGAAGCTTCTATTCCGTTAACAAAAAGCGAATCAGCAAATTTAACTGAGCAGATAGATAAAGCTGTAAATACTTTGCCTAATGTCCCTAATACTGTTCAGAAAATGGCTACTAATACTGGATTTGAAGGTATTAAGTTTTTAGGTGGCAAGTTAAAGAATAAAGAAATAGCTAGTATGATTACAGAAACTGCAGAGCTACTAAGAGCACATCCGTCTATTACTAAAAATAAAACTGGTAAAGATTTAAATGAGTTTACTAGGGGGTTAGAGTTTATTAGAAAAGATTTTGATGCAATGGATATTGCTGATATTGGTAAACTTAATAGATATTTAAAACAAGTTAAAGAAGGTACTATTTGGCAGCGAATACAAAAATTATTTGGTAAGGGCAAAGGCTTATCTTGGCGTAATTATCAACAATTACCTGGCACTACTAATAGAGAATTAATGGCTAATGATATACAGCTTGCTCGTAAAGAAGGATGGTTTACTGATGCTAAAGGTGAAGTTCAGTTTGGTAAAGTAAAAGTTCCTACTCAGTTTATGGATACTTTGTCTAATAGTATTGGCAGAATGACTGAAATGGGAACACAAGTTGGTGACAGTCTTGTAGCTAAGTTCCAAGAAGACCAAATGTTTTATCAAGGTTTAGAAGAAGCTCCTGGTTTATGGGAAGTTGCAATTAGGCAGCGAGAATATTCTGGGCAAGGCAAATATAGGGCTAGTCGCGCTAAATATAATAAGGATTTAGCAGAAACAGAAAACCATATTAAGTATATGCAAATTCAAAAAGAACAAGCTGAGAAAAAATTAAATTGGAATAAAGTTAAAAAAACTAAATATTATGTTAATCTTGATGGAGTTAGAGTAAGAAAGACTGGACAAGAAATAGTTGACAGGATTAATAATAACCTTACTAATTTTATGGAAGAAATGCATGGTGTTATTAGAGGGAATAAAGAGTTTAGAGGTGAAGAATCTCCATATTTTGTAGAATGGTATGATAAAGAAAAACTATCCCCTAAATATAATCATAAATTATTCCTTAAAGATTTAGATGTTTATTTAAATGGTAGAGTGCCTAATCGTTGGAAAGACGTTATGAAAAGCACTAATGAGTCTATACCAAGTATTTTTGGTATTGATGGCGTTAGGGCTATGATGCGTGAAATGCATATTGACTTTATGATGAAAATAGGTGAGAATCAAAAAAACGCTGTTAAAAAGAAATATTATATAAATAGAGCTATAAAGCTTTCTAAGTTTCCAATTAAAGATACTGGTAAGCTACCATTTGAAAATTATTTTCCTAGAATGTTTTTTGAACCTACAATAGTAAAGCAGGCGCTTAAAAAACAACAAGAAAAATTAATTAACAATGCTGAAAAATTAACTTCTGAAGAGCAAATAAGCAAGTTAGTTAAATTGCAACAAAGACATAAGCGTTTAGATGGTGATTACATGTTTGAAGAAATGAATGATACTCATTTATATGATGCACTTCTTACAGAAATAGCTAAAAAAGATGGTCAAGTCTCTGACTCTCAAATGAATAAATGGTTTAGCTTAGATGCTACTATGGGGAATATGAGAACCCGTGAGTATAGTACTGAAGGCTGGAGCGTTGCACCTACGTCTGTAGAAGCATATGTTCGCTCTTTAAGCAATACTTACTTTAAAGGCTTAGCTGGTATGGTATCTCGTAATATTGTATCTAATCCAGAAACAGGTATTTATAAAAAGCTTACTCGAGGTAATAAGTGGACTAAAACAGAAGCTGAAGCTTGGACAGAGTTTGCTAAGTTATATGTTAATGATGCTTTAGGTAATCCTGTAATGATTTCAAAGGAAATGAGAAAAGACCCTAAAATGGCACTTAAACGTTCTCCATATGCTTTATTAGCAGATAATAGAGTAGCTGAAAGAATTGGTAAGATTGCAGCTAAATTAAAATTAAAAGGTATTGTAGATAAAGATGGTGCGTTAATTGGTGGTGTTGATACATATGATATTCAACGTTGGTCACAAATGGAAGCTAAATTTGAAATGGCTGCGTTACTTGCACATCCTAAATCTATAATGGCTAACTTAATGGGTGGTAGTTTACATACTATACAAAGTGCAGGCTTGACAGCTTTTAAGAATGTTCGTAATTATGAATACTTACAACAGATTAATCCTAAATTAAAAAGCCGTAAAGATGTACAGGATATGGTAGTTAATAGTGGCGTATTACCACAATGGATGGCTTATGAGCTTGGTCTTCAAAAAGAGTTCCAGTCTAGTAAAGGCAAAGAAGCTTTAGAAATTATATCTAATTATATTAAAAATAACCCTGATGCTACAAAAGGGGACTTGGTAACTTTTTTAGGCTCTACTGGTCGAAACATTAGTGACAGTATAACTAATATTGCTGGTAAATTTATGAGTGGCCCTGAACGGGCATTGCGAACAGATGCATTTATGTCTCATTATATTAAAGCTTGGGAGTCTTTTGGCGGTGCAATTAAAGACCCTAATCATCCTTTTTTAATAGAAATGGCTAAAAAAGGTGTTAGTGCTACACAATTTTTATATTCGGCTCCATATAGGCCAGCTTACGCTAGAACTTCTTTAGGTAAAGTTTTAACCAGGTTCCAAATGTTTGCTTGGAGCTCAGTTAAATTACGTGGAGACATGTTAAGAAGATTAGAAATAGCTGGGTTTAACCCTAATAGCCCTGAAGGTAAAGAAGCTCAACGATTTGTTGCAGGTGATATGTTTATGCTTGCTATGGCTAATATGTTTCCTTATTCTTTATTTGAAAACAATTTACCTCAACCTTATGGATGGTTTCAAGATACATCTGAATGGTTATTTGGTGATGAACAAGAAAGAGATAGAGCTTTCTTTGGAACTTATCCTACAGCAATTGCTCCTTTGCAAGTCATAACACCTCCTATTGGTCGTGTAGGATTATTACTGTCTGGAATTTTAAATGGAGATATGGAAAGAGTTACTAATTATTATGTATGGACTATGTTTCCGTTTGGAAGAATAGTTAGGGATTTAGCAGGCAAAGGTGGGATAGCTGAGGCTCCTATTAGATTGGTAGATAAGTTAACTGGTATACCTTTAACTCAAATACAACGAAAAAAGAAGCGTATGAGTGAAAATGAAGCTAATTTATTATATCCTAAAGCTTTTACTGGAGGATATGAATAGTGAATATTCAATTTATGTCCAAACTATTAGCTAAGCTTGGTAGAGGTAGTCTTCTTAGAAAATCAAATCCTCAATTAGCAGATAAATTATGGAAATCTCTTACAACTGGTAAGCCTGTTAGTTTAAATATAGACGAACAAAACGCTTTTCGACCAATAGTAAGAGCAGTTACAGGCAGAAAATCTGAAGTTCAAACATCTTTAGGCCACGGCCTTGGGGTTAGGCGTGGAGCATATTATCATAATCCACCTTCTGATAATCCGTTACTTAGAAAAGGAGACTTTAGTCGTTCTGTTTTTAGCGAACATAAACAAATGCCTATTGTTGATGTTGATTTTTTAGACCCATTGTCACATAAACCAGCTCAAGTAATTCATCATACATATAAAGAATTTCAACCAGCTTTATTAGATTTTATAAAATCTCCTGCTGGTAAAAATAGCGCTTTAAAGGTTCTGAGAACTCCAGCTGGTATGAGAATTATGGACGTTAGTAAATTTAATAGAGGCATTAAACCTTTAGCTTACTCAAAAAAAATGAAAGATTTAGGAGTTGACCCTTTTTTTGACACTATGGCTAAATGGCAAGGTACATATAATGCAAGATTAATGCCTAAGCCTGGCAGAAAACATAATATTTGGGGACTTCCAGGAAACAACACGGTTGATGGGCCTTTAAAAGATTGGTATCTTAAAAATCCAGGTGATTTTGTAGCTAAACAGGTTAATGAGAGCGTTAAGCCTATTAAAAACTTTAATGTAATGATGGGTAAAAATGCAGAGATAGACCCTATGAGTTGGAGAGAATCATTAATTCATGATAGAATTATAAAGCAAGTAGTTAATAGGCAAAACGCAAAAGGAATTATACAAGTTGATAATTTATTAGATTTAGTTAAATTTTAACGTTGTTCTACTTTTTCTAATAAGATACTTAATACAGAACTATCTGCGCAGTCAGCGTGTATTATAACGCTTTCTTCTGCGTATATATCATATTGTTCTCCATGGCCTTCTTTAAATCCATAAGACATACTTATTACTGGTTCATGAAACCCTAAACATTCTTCACATATTGGACACAATGAGTAAATACTGTGGTTATTGTCTACTATCTTCATCAATCATTCCCCATAATAGCATAGAATATACTATAATATCTGTTAACCTGCCTCTTACATCTTCTCGTTGAGATACATGTCCCTTTGTATATGAGACGACCCCGTCAATATGTTTTAATAAATAAGTCATTAATACGCTTTCTCTAGATATTGATAATGTATTAGCTACTCGTTCAAAGTTTGCAAATACGTTATCTTCATCATGTGCGTATTCTTTTTGACCAGATTCTCTAGTCTTTGTTATTTCCGTCGATATCTTCTGCATCAACTGATTCATTTCGTTTGTTGTCATTTGCGTTAATTTCCTCTAATTTTTTATCTAAATGTCCTTTAAATAGCATTGCATCGCCTTTAAATTCAATATACATATCTATAACTCCATAAAGCTCATTAATTCTTTCTTGAGCTATTTGCAGTTCTTGTATAACAGAACTAGTTACCTTAACTATATCTTTAATACCTGGTTTTTTATTATGTTTTTCTTTAGCCATTAGTATGCTCCATTTCTCGTTCTAGTTCCATTTCCTGATATTTTTCAATTCCATCTGCTGCCGCAGATATAGCCGAAACAACTAAATATGCTGTTTCCGGATTATCTAATTCAGCTCTATCAACATTACAGTTTTTTAATAGTGCTGCTGCTATGATTGCTATATTTCTACCTTCAGTCATCTAAAGTACCTTCTTTCATTCGTTTACGGTAATTTTTACTTCCATAGATTTCTCTATAGACACATTTTCTACATACTAAGACTTCAGCAGGCTCCCAATCAGGTACAAATTGTTGAGGTTTGTACTTGTAGGGAGTCCGCTTTACAAAGTCATCGCACATTTCACATTTAGTCATTTGATTAGCTGTTGTCTTTATTGCTATCATCTTTTTTTGTTGTTAGTCCTGTTTTTGACAATAAATCCTCTAACTCCTTGTCAGCTATCAAACTATGAATGTCTTTATACGATTCCTGATGAGTGTCCATATGCAACTTTAATTCTGCTTTAATGTTGCGCATTTCCTCTTCATTCGTACAAAGTTTTTCCATTATCTTATTGACGGTTAAGTATGTAAAAGCAGCTTCTTTAGCTAAAAGAAGCTCTTCAAATATACGTACCTTTTCACTATCTTTCAAATCATCCGAAACAACTGTTTTACCCATATGATGGAGCATCTCAGTAACATCACTTAATAATATGAGCAAAAAGTGCTTCGGATAAGATGAAATTCCTCCTACCATTTACTTCTTAAGCTTTTCTTTAAACTTAATTGTTCAAGCCGCTTAACTGTAATATGAATTAAATCATAAGTTACTTTAACTTTATTTTTAGTGTAATTACCAACTCCAATATCTTGAAAAGTTTGTAATTGTTGTTTATAAAAATCAATAAGTCCAGCTTTAGAAGCTAGCCTATAAGGATTATTAACTACACTTTGAGGTATATCAAGGCTTTTTATATACTTCTTTGTTTCTTTTTTTAAATCAGTCACTATAACTTTCCTTCTGGCTCAGGAGCCTGTTTAGTTTTTGGAGCTTTTGGAATAGAACTTGGGTTTTCTAGCCACACTATCCTTTTAATTAAATCATTTAACTTAATTTGTACTAGATTTAATTGCTCAAATAAGGTGTCTATACTATCATTATGGTCTCCTAGTTTATCCCTCATAGGCCAAGCTCTTTTAGTTCTTTATTAACTTTAGGCTTAACATGGTCTGGAATATGATTCCAAAACTGTATAAGTATATTATAACCTTTTTCATAAGTTTTCAATGATGTTTTTGGTATAGGGTGTGTATCTTTTTCTAAAACAAGGCTTAATGCTTGTATCCATCCTAAATTAACATAATAATCATTATCTTTAAAGTCTAATGTTTCTGGTCCTGCGTTATAGCTTTCATTAACTCTAATACATTGCTCTTTAAGTCGTTTTATTTGACCTTCTGCTAGCATTTTATCTCCTTTTTATATCTTTAATAAGTTTGCATTCATTGCAAGTTTTTCTTTCTAGTCCATAAGTAGGCATATCTTTATACTTTCTAAAAAAACTACTACCACTTTGCCACCAATACTCCCACACTGTTTTACATTTAATGCAAAAATTCATTGGAGCGTCTTTTTGTTTTTTTATTACAGGACTTATACCTTTTAAGTAAGTTTGTATTTCAACTTTCATCTTTTATAGCCCAAATCATAAATATTGCAACTACAATTGTTGCAGCGCATAATACTAAGCCAAATATAGTTATCCAAACTGCTAATTCTTCCATCCTTCTCCTTTATTAAGTCTATAGCCACACCCCAACTAGCTAATTCGTGGTCAGCACGCCTCTTCTCTGTAATCCTTACATCACTTTGAAAATTGGAATGAAATGTGGCTCTTTTTAGACTATTATTTAAAAAACATCTTTTCCTGCTAACTTTCTATTAATGTAACTTCTGACCCATTCTTTTTGAGTATTTAACCAAGCAACTACGCCTTCGTATTCGCCTGTTGTTAAAGGACCTTTTCTAGTGTTACATCTTTTACATATCATTTCTAAATTGACAGGAACTGAATCACCACCGTTGCTAAGAGGTACCATATGGTCACAGACCATATTCCTAACATCAAGTATATTGCGACAATACTTACATTTACTCCCGTAAGCTCGTAGCAATAATCTTCGAATCTCTGGTAAAGAGATTTTAAATATAACTTCATATTCTTTACTTCTCCTTTTTAAAGTAGAACGCAATGTTGAGCTTTTTTTCATTATTCTATGAAATATTCTTTGTGCATGATTTCCATGCATTGATTTAAGTATTGGAATAAATTGCTCTTCCCAAAATAATGTTGATTTAGCCTTTCGGGGGGCTTTAATGCCCCCTTTAGGCTTATTGTTTTTAGGCGGACGCATTGCTTGTATTAGTAGTAATGCTAGGAGTTTCGTCTAGCTTATAAACAGCGTAAGTACTGCCTGCTCTAGTTATCATGTTAGTTGTTATTTTAAAACCTTTGTTCCTCCAGTTAAATATAACAGCTGATAATCTATAAATGCCAAATTTAGTTAAGGCTTGGCGACCATTTATTGTTTGTCCTCTAAGCATATGCTTTAAAAGGCGCTGACTTCTACTTATTCTTTTGCTTTGTTTCTTTATTGTTTTAGGCATTTTTCCTCCAACCTATTGTTGTTGAGATTTCGGCTTTCCATAAACTAAAGCATAGGCTTGATGTAGAATAGTCATTTTTGCTTATTCCTATTATACCTATACTAAATAATTTAAAAAACGTTACTACCAAAGTTCCGTCTCCATAATAAATATCTAATACATAACCCATTAGCTTTCCTCTACTTTCCCTAATCTAAAACTTGGTCTCCATTCAAGCTTAGCTTCAAAGAGTTCGCCATCTGTATTTTTAAATAGCTGAACATTCTTTATAGAACTTTTTGCTTGACCATTTAGACCAATAACTTTTCTACTGGCATTTTCTATTGCACCTGACCCTTTACCAGCGTATAAATCAAGTACTTCATTTCTACTATATTCTCTTGCTACTTGAGAAACTTGAATAATAATAACATCACTATTAACTGCCATGTTAGATAGCGTGTGAGAAATATATTTTATTTGCTCATACTCGCCTCTTTTGTTAGTTTCGACTAAGTCTATATAGTCTACTATAACAACAGCTGGTTGTAATGTTTTAATTTTATTCTGTATTTGCTCTAATGTAGGAGAAATAGTCTGTATAACTAAGTGGCTTAGTTTATCTTTATGGGCTTCATATACTTCTTTATAGTTTTCAGTTACTTCATCTTTTGATAGCCCTGAGACAATTTGTAAGTGTCTTCTGTGCATATACCAAGCTGATAACTCTAATGATAAGAATAGTGTAGGGATTTGCCAATCAGTTACGATTCTATCCTCTACAAAGTCTACTCCTAATGCTATATTCTGTGCGAATGTAGTCTTACTTGAACCAGTGGGCCCAAAGATAGTTACTAATTCGCCAGGGTAAATGATGCAATCCATATCTTTTGGCAAATGAAACATCTTGCCAAGGTCAATAGACCTTCCACTAAAATTAGTTGTCATGCGCTCATGAAACTCTGTCTGTAAATCACTAGCACTTTTAACATCTATTGTATAGTCTTTATGTTTAAAATGCATACATTTTGTTTGACAATGTTTTAACATTAGCTCGTCTTGACAACCATATTGATAGCCACGATTATATGTTTGTTCTACTTTATCTACAACAATAGATTCATCTAAAGATTTGTCATTCCAATGCAACATAGCTACCTTGGTAAACTCTGATGGGATACCATTACGTCTAAAGTGACTTGCTATACGCATTACTGTATTATTCCTGTTACCATTTTGTGGTCCAAGAGTTAACATGCGCTGTATACATGGAACTACTTTAGTATTTTCTGTTGTCTTAGAAAACTCTTTTACTCTAGGGCTTTCTGTAACTATGTATTCTTCTAATTCACCTTCTCCAAGCAATTCCTGATAAGGAAAATCTAATCTTGGTTCTTTGGCAATTTCCATAATTTCATCAGGCGTTTTATGTTTAAGCTCACTAATAGTTAAGGGGACTTTATAAAGCCCTGTTTTTTTATTAACAGTATGAGCTACACGATAAATTGCTGTTCTTATATATACCATTTCATCTATGCCTGGCAATAGCTTGGCCATAGTCTGTTTGACGGTAAAAGGAAGATTTTCTGATGGAGCAAAATTAAAGCTATCATTAGATAATATTAAATGATAACCAGTTCCGCTAAAATAAGGCTGTATTGCTGACTTAGACTGGACTCCTAAATCTTCTAAAGCGTAAACACAAGCAAGCGTTCTACGCAATGTTTCTTCATTAGAATTTTGTCCTTTGTCAATATCTACAATGACTTTGTCTATATGACGTTCGCCATAATAAGAGCTTACAGTTCCTGATTCTTCAATGGACCCTTTGGCCGCTTCATCATAAAGATAAACTGAACGATAAAGCGGTATTTTGGGCTGAATATACTTAGCTAAATCACCCTTACTGATTAATACATTCCTACTTCTAGGATTATTTTGGGCGATTTCTACAAACATTATAAAGCGTCAGCAGATACTACTGATTTTTCAGATGCTGGGCCTTCATTAACTTCTTTAAGATAATTGTTGCTCTTCATCCATTTAGCATAACTATCCATTTCTACTTTACCTTTTTCGCTATTAGGATAAAGTTTAGCAAGCATAGTGTTAAATACTGAACCAGTCTTTTTATTTTGAGTCTTATATAAATAAGCTACAAAATCTAATACAGGTGTAGTACCTGGCATAAAGCTACTAGTATGATGAGTATTAAGATAGGCAGCTATATCAGGTATTGCTGAACCATCATTAGTTTCCCATTCGCCTTTAATGTTAACGCCTGCAGTGCATCCTAAAGCGTCAAATATTCTGTATATTTTATCAAGTACAGAACCACCAGTAATATTACCTGAAGCATCTTTTTCTAAGCTACCAGCTAATTGCATATTTCTAGTATATTTAGAGTCTTTAATTGCAAACTCGACATCAATATATATATCAGCCCAATCAAAATTACTTGATTTGTCTTCAAAGTTAACTATGCCTACTTCACAAACTCCTGAATATTTACTTTCTCCAGTAGCATTTTCTTGTTTTGGTGTGGGTCTAAATAACGCCATTATTTACCTTCCTTTTTATATATTTTAGTCCAATCAAATGGCATTACTTTACCTCGCAAATGGTCACAACGACTACCTGCTTCTAAAGCTTTACCTGATTCAAATGATACCATTAACTTGTCTTCTTCTCTAAACATATAGCCTATTGCATCTGCATTAGCCATTACCATGTTCTTTAACTTACCTGATAAATCTAAGCTTTCTGGTTCTATTGCGGTTGAATTATCAATAGGAGATGCAGTTTTGCGATGACCAATAATTATTAAATGGTCACACAATGAACGCAACTTCTTGATATTATTCATTACTCGCTCGCGAACTAGCCCAAAGCCTTTACCAAAAGGTAAGTCATTTATGCTTTCAATGTCATGTTCTCTACAAACATCTTTTTCTGTCCAATTAACTATTTTATCAATAGTGTCAAGAGCAAAGTATTTGTATTCATGACCATCTGCTGCATCAGCATAAAATTGCAACAATTCTTCTTTAGAATCTATAGAGTGAAAGTAACCTTCAAGCATATTACCACCTTGCTCAGTGTCAACGATTAAACAATCATCAAGCTGACTAAGCATTGTAGTTTTACCAACTTTAGGTGCACCATACAACAATAAGATTCCTGGATTAATGGAAACAGGTTTCCGTTTTTGTTTTTTAAGCATATTCTCCTTTTGAATTAAATGGGCCACAACCGTAGTTATGACCCATATTTTGTTCTATATCACAAAAGTAATATATTGCTATTGAGCACTCGAAACAAGCATATTATTGGGAAAAGTAAAGATAATTTCTGCCTTACAAGGCTCATTATTTAATACTTTTTTAACTGCATTTGCAATAAAGGCACCGCTCATATTTGAGCAGTAGCTTGTAGCTTTTGCATTGCAAGGTTCATCAGAAGCACTTTCGTCTGAATACCAAGTATTGATGTAATCCTGTAGCTTAGGATTCTTTAATACGTATTGACGATATTGCTCTGAGCCCATTCGACCATCAATCAATAAAAACGGTTTGTTTTTTTTGTTTAATGCTTCTTTAGCTGCTTCTAGTCTAGCTTCCATACTATCAAAACCAAGTATAACTACGTCATTGCTATTTAATGTTTTACCAAAATCTAGAAATAACCCATGGTTAGATTGAATAGATACTTCATCATTAATGCTTTTTAAGTGACTACTTAAAGCATCAACTTTTTTCTTTCCAACATCTTTTAAGATATAATGACTTACTCCGATATTTTGTATTTCTACTTTATCCATATCATACAAGACGAATTTTTCTACACCCATACGACATAGTTGTGTAGCTGCGGAACTACCTATAGCTCCGCAACCTAACACATGAAATACTTTATCTTGAAAGTCTTCTATCAATCCTGAACTACGTTCATTTATTCTCATTAGAAAGGTACCTCCTCTTCCTGATTTACATTTTCAAAGAAATCATCATCCCAATAAACCTGAAGAGCACTTGATAACGCTTCTTCATCTTTAAACTTAGAGATTTTAAAGTCATGTTTTTTAAATGCAATATTAGGTTTTTTGATTTTCTCATTCCATTTTCTAAAAGCAACTTTAGCATTTTTGCATCTTCCTACTTCTTCAACAAGAGAAATAACAAAAAGCTCTGCTTCTTCTATAACTTTTTCTGGAACTGAGCTTAAATCTGTATATTTTTGAGTATGACTATTATAATAAGAAGAATGTTTAGTGTTATACGGAGCTTTATTATATCCTCCATACTCATAACCATAACCATTATAATCTGCTGCTGCCCATGTGTTTTCTGCTGGAGTTAACGCTAGATGTCCTTGTTTGTAGCCTGTTCCGTAATTAACTATTGCAGATGTACATTTTTCTTTAACTTCTTTCATTACAGCTTGGTTTACGCTAGTTTCAACTTCTAAAAAGTTTAATTCAACGTTTTCTTCATGCAAAAATGGTTTAAAGAATTGTACTCTTAATTTATACTCTTTCTTTAAGTTAATCACTAATGATAAAGACCAATCTTCAGCAGGCATTCCTAGTATAGTAGCATTGTCTGTACCTGACCAGAACGCTCCCATTGTGTGATGACTATGCCACCAACAAAATCGTACATTTCTACCATACTTAGCAGCTGATTTAGAATAATATCTTGCTAATTCTTCAGCGTCTAATGTACACTCGCCACCAGATACATCTTGTTTCATAATTTCAGGAAACTTTAGTATAAAATCTCCTTCATCATCAGTTTCTACTATTAATTGACCTGCGATTTCTGCTTTAAATTCTTGATATGAAGCAGAAGCATAATCTATTATCTTTTGGAAATCATCAGGATGTATCCAAAACTTTTTATCTTTATTCTCTTGCGTGTTTATTTGGTGCACAATATTACCTTTCTTTTATTATTAATCGTTAAAGGGATTATCTGGATAACTAATAGCATGAATATAAGTCCATATATCTTTATTAGGATTATCATTGCTAACATTATTCATTCTTTGTCTAGTTATATCAGTACTTCTTATTCTTTTAAGCGTTTGGTTACAATCTATGCCTGTTTTAATAGCTATACTATTATAATATGCGTTTTCTGCATATTTAAAATAATCTACAAACATATATACATTAAAAGATTTAGAATACATTTCGTCTAATGAATATAGCCCATCATATTCTTTCAATGTACTTACATCTAATTCGTATAAATTAAATAATTTCTGTAATTTTACACGATAAGTAAGATGTGAAGGGTCATCATAACTTAATGGCTCTTTAAAGTCCTGTATAATACTTTTATACTTTAGTGTTAACATATCAATAATCTTTAGAGGAATTGATTTTCCGTTAATTATTATGAAATCTCGTTCTAAAGGATAAAGATATTTTCCTGTAGTTGGATATTGCTCAACTATATATCTTGCTAGCTCTTTTATTTCTTTATATTCATCTGCAAGTAATGGAATATTTTCTTGAGTCCATTTTTTATTTACAGAACATTCTTGGATATAGTCACAATTAGAACAAAACCTTTCTATAAAATCTTGTTTTGCTTCAGTGCTAGAGCCAACTGCTGTTTTACATGTTGTATTATTAACAAATAAAGTATGTGTTTCTTTAAACTTTCTATTTAAAGGGCGACCAAACAGCCAGTCGTCATACTTTACTAATGGATTAACACTATTTACAGGATAAAAAGAAGCCCATCTATTTAAAAACATTTTTGCTGTATTTAATTTACCGCTAGCTATGTTTACTAATATTTGGTCTTTTAAATCTCCGAAACAAGTGTTGCCTGTATCATACCCATTCCATGAAGCACTTTTAGAGACAAATGGATGCAGTCTTTTTTTAACATACTTAGGAAATAAAAATGTATAGCCACTCATTTTATCATTTATAGAAAACCTTCTATTGGCTGATTTTGTATTTATTAATCTTAAAAATGAAACAGCATCGTATACACTTATAGTTTGGCATATTAACATATCGCCATAATCTACTTTGCATATTGTTTTATTTCTACTTGTTGATATGTCAATCTCTACATTTTTTAAAGGAATGCCAATATTTAGAAACCAGTCTTTAGGGTTTGTAGTTTCTTTTATTTTGTATTCAGATAAATTTCTAGTAAAGTTTTTAATTGTCCCATTAATATCTTCTATTACAGGTCTAGCAGCAATTTTATTATAAGCTTGTTTAAACCATGGAACTTGACTAATATTTACTTGTAAATCAGGATTCTTAATTATTGATTCATTAAAATTATCTATAAGTTGGTCTAATAATTTTTTACCAGACCCATCATCTTCATACAATTTTAAATTATCGACTCTAAATTGCTTTAAGTCAGAGTTTAATTTCATTAATTCACTTTGAGCATCTCTTAATGAATATGTTTGTGCGTTAAATATATTTTGAATATTCTTTTTATTAATTAAGTTTGGAAATGCTAAATCGACAGCTAATTGTTTAAACTTTTTAAATGCACCTTGTTCCCATCTAGCTGAATTTAATGCTTTTAAATCTGCATTATATCTGTAATTAAATCTTTCTAGTCTTTCTTCAAATCCAGAGGTATTGCTTAATGAGTTACTATCAATTTCTGGAAATTCTATTACTTTGTTTTTAAGTATTAATGTTTCTTGCATACTATCCTTCCAAGTTTGTTTAAAAGGGGCGGACCTTGAGTGACTCGTGGAGTATCTTCAGAAAAAGCCCCTTATAAACGTTTAAAGTTTAAGGCCCTGTAAAAACACAGAGCCTAAAGAAAATATATTAAAACGGATTAACAGTGAGTGCTTCAGAATATTTTATTAGTAATCAGCGTGAGACTTTACCTGTAAGCCCGAAGCTCCGAAGGTTTAGTCGACCTGTTATTGAATGAATATTTGTGAGTGACTTTATTAAAAGATTTCTTAATATATTTTTATTGCATATTACTAGTTACCGCCTTTAACTCCTTGAGATACATGAGATATATCCATGTTTTCTTCAATAGCGGTTGAATCAGCTACAATTACGTCGTTAATTGCAATAGAACCTGTTAATCCAAGTTCACTGCGAAGTTCTCCAACTGTACTTGCTTCTACTTCTGTTTGAACAAAATTAACTGTTCCGTTCATAAGTCCTATTGTTATGCTAGTATTAACTGCTGCCATACGTGTATTCTCCTTCTATGTGTTAAATATAATCTAATACGGTTTAGTTCATAGTACCGCAAAATACTCCTGACTGACAAGGTCATTAGATTGGATTAGTTGTCTAATTAAACTTATTCCCAATTCATTGTTGGAATTGGCTTTCTTTCATTAATACATTCTACAAGAGTTTCAATAGGTATAAACTGATTGATAGCTTGTTTTACATGATTTGCTGTATCAACATTTAGTATAAAATATGCAGCTTTAATAGCTCCCTTAGCTGAAGTATCTTCTACATAATTAAGATAAGCACTCATTCCATCACACATGGTTATAGCTGATACATTTTGGGCTACACAACGGGCAATAGTTAATTTTGTTCTACGTATTCCTAATTTATTCTCTAATTGACGTATAGAACGCATAACTCTTTCAGAAATATTCTTAGCTCCCTTGAGCCATCTTTCACATTCCTGAACAGCTGTTATCTTCATAGTATCTTCATGTAAAGCAGTAAATATCTTATCATAATCCAATGTACTATCTATTAAACATCCTTTAACGGTCTTGCGACCTAATGCTTTTAAAGCATTATATCTTCTATGCCCATTAACAACCATGAGATTATTACCATTTTTAATTACGGTAATAGGTTCAATATGTCCAATAGCATGAAGATTCTTTTTTAAGGTTTTTAAGCTACCTTCAGTTGTACGTTGCTTAGGGTTTAAAGGGCTTAAGGTTAAATCTTTAAGTTTAAAATCCTTTAATGTCATCTGATGAACAGGCATTGTTGTGCTAGTTCCATCTTTAATAGTTAAAGCCATAGCTTTATTTCTCCTAATTTATTAGTTGATTAAAAAGAGAGACCCGCTAAATGTGTTTATAATAGCACCCTGAGTAAACTCAGCGAGGTGTGCATATCTCTCTCTTTAATTATGATTGATACCAAATAGCATAGAGTTGCTTCTTGGTAAGTTTATTAGCTTGCGCTTTCGTTAATCCACGATGATGTGTTATCCAATTAACGAGTTGATGTTTGAAGTGATATGGACAGGTCATCTTTCTTTAGACCATAGTAGTACATATACTGTGAGGAATTGAAATATTGTAAAGCATAGCATTGGAAGCGCATAATTGCCTTGAAACCAATGTATTATTGTAAAGATTAACCATAAAAATGGCATTATTTCTATACCCATTTCTATAAAAAGCTTAAATAAATTTCTCATGTTGCTCCTTTTACTTTTTTATATTGCTTGCACATATGTCGGTTACCACCTTTATTGTACAATAACCACCCGTATTCAGTAAATGCCCAATGTACTTTATCTGATTTGCAAAACCTACATTTTGCTTTTGACTTACTTTCTTTAAATTTTTTACTTTGAGTATACATTATAACTCCTTTGCATTTATTAGATTTCTTGAGATATTAATATTGCTACGACTATAACATATACTATAATATATAAATAGAATACTTGTTTCATTTGTCCTCCTTTTAAAATTTTGAGAGTGTCAAAAAAAGTCATAAGTAACTTCGGTCTGCCTCGCGGTAAAGACTCTCCACTCTCGTACACATAAAAACACAAATAAGCTTTGTGCAGGCTATATAACACCTTTAACAGTAGTCAAGAGAACTACTAGATTGTAGCATCGCTTGTTGTATAGGAGGTATGGTGTAAACCTCTGGTAAATCTAAATTAAAGAGAGCCTGTTACTTTAAACTGTATCATTCAACAGTCGTGTAACTATTCTCTCTTAATGTGTATCTAAATTTGTGCACCTTTGGATGTCAAGGTAGGTGCGAACCCCATTGTTTTCGGTAGTCATTCCATAATAACACCACCGCTATTTACAGGGCCATTAAAATGAATACGCGCTTGGTTGCGTGCATCTGTAATATTAAAAGCCTTAAACATATGAGTACTACATGTGCGTTCACATATCATACGAAAGTTTATTAACGGCTTATTTATTCTTTCTATTGCTTTCTGTTTCATGGTTGTTACTCCTTTATGTGTAGTAAAATAGTATAATACGCGCCTCATCCTCACGTTAAATTACCAATGATAAAAAATACAAGAGCACCCAAAGGGTACTCCTGTATTATGACCGAGGATTCTATGAGAAATCGAACTCAGCAAACGCTTCATCTGATGATTCGACTTTCTCTTGGAAGACGATAGTCATAGCTGGGCCCATAGATTGAGTCTGAGGGTTGAATTGGGCTTGATTGCTCGTGCAAGACCAACCAGCCGGAAGAAGAGAATCGATGGAGCCAGTGTCGGGGACGAAAGTAAAACAAACTATTGATTTCTTACTCTTTGATAGTTTAGTTTTACCGAGTCCAACCAATTCATTCCAAATTGATGTGAAAATATGTTTTTCCATTTTTATATCCTTTTTGATTTAATTGTTAAACGTGTCAACGTTAGTAGGGGAGAGCCGAGGACGCAGTCCGTAGGCGATTAACACCCCAGTAAGTTGATGTGGTATACGGTAGTGTTGGTGGGAGCGAAGCAGTTGCTGATTGAGTCTTTCGGACGCAACGCGTCCGCAATCAGTTTCAACTGAATCGACCCCCCATACACCCGTATTTCAACGGGGTGGGGTGGTGTGTATATCACGTAACCACATTCTACAGCAATTTTTTAAGAATCAACCTAATCTTCTTATCTTTACCTTATTTTGGGTTATATTCGCCATACAAACTGAATATTTTTTTTAAAATGAAAAATAAGACTTGACTTTGATGTTCTTATTTGCTTAAATTTAACCCACTGGTGTGGCACATAGAAGCTGCCTAGTGTTATTTTTCAAAACAAAGCCTTTCATGTTATCAGCTGATGTTAGCAGCTGCTATATGGCTATATATAGGATAAATTAATGGAATTATATCAGTATGTTCTAAAGCATATAGGTGAGCGATACAAGCGTTCTGAAAGCTTTTTAGAAGGTGTTATGGATAGGATATCATGGCATGAATCAAGAAGTATAGTAGATTGTAAACAAATAGGTGGAGGCCCAGGTAGAGGCCTCTTTCAATTTGAAGTAGGAATTAGTCAGGGTGGTGAGACTGCTATGAATAGACTGCTTAGGTGGTTTAATAAGCATGAGGTAGACGTACCTTCTTGGGCTAATATTGGAATAAATGGGGTAGATGCTTCTAACTTGTCTAAAGAAGCTCAGTGTATGATGTTTTTAGCTAATGTACGCTATCACCCTAAAGCTAGTTTTAAAGGCTTAACTATAGAAAATCTATCAGAATGGTGGGCAGACTACCATTGGGCAGGTGCAGACGTAGACCGTAAGCACCATCTACACTCATTTGAACACAGCATGGAACATTTTAATGCATAACTTAGCATATTTTTTATTAGGTTTTATGGCTGTTTTTACTGCAGGGTACTATCTTATGTCATTTGATTATTTAGAAGATTTTAAATATGACGATGATGACGAATTTCCTGGTTTAAATGATAATGACTATAAAGACAAGGAGTAATTTATGCCATACGGAAAAGGAACCTACGGAAAGCAAGTAGGACGACCTAAAAAAAAGAAAGCTGTAGGCGCCCCTAAAAAGAAGAAAGAAAGCAAGGGGATACCTAGTAAACGACGCCAAGCGTCAAGGAAAAGTGCATAATGGCTACAGAAAAAGATTCTAGATTAAAAAGAGCTGGCGTTTCTGGTTATAATAAGCCTAAAAAGACACCTGGGCACAAAACTAAGTCTCACGTTGTAGTAGCTAAAGAAGGTACTCAAGTAAAGACTATACGTTTTGGACAACAAGGTGTTAAAACAGCTGGTAAGCCTAAAAAGGGTGAGCCTGCTAAAGAAAAAGCAAGACGAAAATCATTTAAGGCTAGACATGGTAAAAATATTAAAAAAGGTAAAATGTCTGCTGCCTACTGGGCTGATAAAGTTAAGTGGTAGTATTTGTATAGCATTAATATCCATCATAAGGGAGATAAGAACCCTACGACTTATAGTGTATACAGAGAAGAGGAAGCTAAGAAAGAAGGGATAGACTATGTTTACTGGAAAGACGCCAAAGCTAAGCAGTATGCGCTCTCTGATGATAAATACGTCGCATTGGTCATCTCTAAAAGACTGTATCCTAGCAATCATGACATTCCAAACACTTACCTTCGTTTTCCTTGGGGTTATACTTTTTTTAATAGTAAGTATTCTAGCAAGAAGCTTAACGTTAAGGGTCGTAAGACCAATGTTACGTTTACTGGGAAAAGCTATATTGAAGTGCAAGCAGGCCAGGACAAAATGACTCATTTAGCCACTATGTTTGCTCTAAAGCCTGATTATGATTTGGCTATAGAGTGGGCTATGGGGGCCGTTACAGACAGTGAGCGTCGTAAATGGAAGCGCACAATGAAATCGGAGAAGTTTAAAAGTATGGTAAGAGACGAATTACAAGGATTATTGCTAGAACACGGGCTAACCGAAAAATATACCCTTGAGTTATTAGAAAAAACTATTGCTATGGCTAGTGACAAAAAGGATATTACAAATTTACTAAGAGCTGTAGACAATTTACAGGATATGCATGGCATGAAAGATAAACATCTTGTAAAAACAACTGATAGAATAGAAGCTTCTAGCTCTACAAAGCTATTAGATGAGCTTATTGAAGAAGAACAAAAGCTTGTAGCAACTAGAACTACATTTAATAAAGATACAGGCGAGGTTAGCTATAAGAAAGAATAATGGATTACGAAGAAGAGTATAGCAGAAAAAAGGTCTTTGAGAAGCTGTATAGGAATATGGCTCTTTTTGGCCGTACTTGCTTTCCTACCGCACTTAATAAGGAGATTCCTCCATTCCACAAAGAAGTGTATCAATCCCTAGCAAGTCCCTTAGAACGAAGGGTAGCAATAGCTGCCCCTCGTGGTACTGCTAAGTCAACAACTACATCACTTATATTTCCTTTATGGAAAGCCGCATTCAAGCGGAGTGATGAGGACTTATTTATTGTAATTATATCAGAGTCACAAGCACAATCAATTAACTTTTTATCTCGGATTAAATATCATTTAAACAATTCAAGCCATTTTAAGGACTTGTTTGGAGATATGAGCTTTACTACAGCTAGACGCTGGACTAACACAGACATAGTACTTGCTAATGGTACCAGAATTGTCGCAGTTGGTACTGGACAGCGTGTACGTGGTTTTATTGAAGGTGATACACGGCCTAATCTGATAATTGTAGACGACTTTGAGTCTGAATTAAACGCTTTTACTCCTGAAGCCCGTATGAAAAATAGAAAGTGGATGACAGAAGCGGTTATACCTTCTTTATCTGATGAGGGCAAGATTGTAATGATTGGAACCGTAATATCTGAAGATTGTTTCTTATATTGGGTTAAGGAGTCCTCCGCATGGAGAGTGTTATGGTATTCTATAATGGGAGACGGAGAAGGCAAGTTGTTATGGCCAGAACGGTTTCCTATGTCCAGGATTGAAGAGATTAAAGAAGAGTATTCCTCTGTAGGAAACCTTAACGGGTTCTTTCAAGAGTATATGAATATAGCTCAAGACCCTGAAACAGCACCATTTAAGCCTGAGTGGATAAAAAGGCATCATTATGACTATGAAATTATAGATGGTCAAGGGTGTTTGGTTAAAGAGGTTAAGGAAGAAAAAAAGATTATACCTGTAGAGGTATATTGTGGGGTTGACCCAGCTTCTTCTTTATCAGCTAGAGCTGACTTTTTTGTTATAGCTACAGTAGCTATAGACAGCGACAATAATAAATACTTAATAGGACTTTATAGAGATAAGATTACTCCAGACCTGCAGCCACAAGCTATAATAGATGTCTACAAAAAATTTAGGCCTAGGAGGATGAAAATTGAAACGGTGGGTTATCAAGAAGCTCTTAGAACAGCAGTTAGACAGCTCATGCAAGAGGAAGGTTTATACATACCTGGACTCGAGCGTGGTGTTAAACCAAGAAACAGAAAGTCGGAAAGATTACTATCTTTGGTCCCTATGTTTGCTAGAGGACAGTTTTTTTTCAGACCACAAGACATAGAGGCGGAGAAAGAGTTTCTTTCTTATCCTAAAGGTCAGCATGATGATGCAATGGACGCAATATACATGGCGCTAGATAATGCAAAGCCCTGTAGACACGCTAAATTTGATGAAAATGCAGATAATTCAAAGAAAATAAAAAAAGTTCTTGATTGGATGGTATTATAAGTGTTAAGTTATGACTATGTCAGAACCTAAAATCCAGGGTGTAGACCCTAAAAAACTAGTAACCGAAACTCAAGACCTTTACAGGCGTTATTCTACCAAAAGAGATGGGTGGGCTCAACACGTTAAGGAAGATAAAGAGTTTCGTTTAGGCCGACAATGGACTAAAGAACAGGAAGCTGTTTTAAAGTCTAGAGGGCAGGCTCCTGTAGTAGTTAATCGTATACATCCTGCTGTTGAAGCGGCAAAGTCTATGATTACGGCTAACAGACCTTCATTTAGGGTAGCCCCTAGAGAAGACTCTGATAATAAAGTAGCTCAGGTATTATCATCCTTACTTGCATATATGTATGATATATCTGACGGAAGAACAGTAGTTCGTACCGCAGTAGATGATTACTATGTAGCTGGGATGGGACTTATTCAAGTTTATCAAGACCCTATGATGGATATGGGTAAGGGTGAAGTATGTATGCATGCTATAGACCCTTTAGATTTATATGTTGACCCTAATTCGAGAGATAGACTTTTTGATGATGCAGAAAATATTATTGTTTCTAGGTTATTTACAAAGAACCAAGCACAAAGTTTATACCCTATGTATGAAAATGCTATTAAAAACGCCAATTCTGATGTGGATTTTAACGCACCAGAGACCGGCAGGACAAATGACAATTATTCTGCGCAATTTCCTGAAGATGTTGGTCAGGTTAGTGAGCAAGACTATGTAAGGGGTTATGAGCGATACTTTAAAATAAGAGTTCCTAAACATAGAGTTTTTGAAGAGTTTTCTGGAGATGAAAAGCTTTTAGACGAGTCTGAGTGGAATCAATACTTAGCTCAACCAGCTTGGATTGTTAATAACGAAAAAGTGTTAACGGACGGAGCACAAGTAGAGCAGCTATTGCAACAATTCCAAATGCAAGCTCAACAACAACGTCAAATGCAGTTAAATCAAACATTAGAGCAAGGCGGTGACCCTAATAGTGTATTAGAAGCACCTTTACCTGAGCCTCCTGTAGAGCAAGTTACTTTTGCTAATTTAATTGAAAGAAAGCTTATTAGAACAGTTAATATTACTGTTGAGCGAGTTAAGATGTGTGTAATGATGGGGGATGCTTATTTATACTCCCGTATACTACCTACGGATAAGTATCCTATAGTCCCAATGATGAATATGCACACAAGAACACCTTATCCTACCTCAGACGTACGCATGGTTAAAGGGATGCAGGAATATATAAATAAGACTCGCTCTTTAATTATAGCGCATGCTACGACAAGTACTAATACTAAGATACTTGTCCCTGAAGGCTCAGTAGACATGTCTGAGTTTGAAGAAAAATGGGCACAGCCAGGGGTTGCAATACCTTTTGACCCAACAGATGGCGCCCCAATTACAGTTCAACCAAGCCCATTACCTAATGAATTATATAATAATGAGCAAACAGCTAAAAATGATATAGACCATCAATTAGGATTGTATGAAATGATGATGGGTAACTCTGCAGTTGCTCCTCAAACATATAAAGCTACTATATCTTTAGATGAATTTGGACAAAGAAAAATTAAATCAAAGTTAGCAGACGTAGAAGCAGCACTTACTCGTGTTGCACAAGTCGCTATACCTATGATGCAACAATTATACACTGGTGAAAAAGTGTTTAGAGTAGTTCAGCCCAATAACTCCTTATCTGATTATGTTTTAAATAAAAAGCTTGTTGATGATAAAACGGGAGAAATTGAAATATTTAATGATATTACAGTAGGCCTGTATGATGTAGTATATATATCAGGCAGCACCCTACCTACTAATAGATACGCTGAGCTAGAGTTTTACATGGATGCATATCAAAAAGGTCTTATTGACAAAGTTGAAGTTCTTAAGAAAACTGAAGTCTTTGATATCGAAGGTGTTATGCAACGTCAGGATGAGATTGCTCAATTGCAACAAGCACTTCAGCAAGCTCAAGAAGAGGTTAAAGGGCTTAAAGGCGACTTACAAACTCGCGATAGAGAAGCTGTTAACCTTCGCAAGAGAGTTGAAGTCGAGAAGTTTAAATCAAATATGGACGGTGTTTCTAATAAAGCGAAAGCTGCCGGTACAGTCTTTGAAAGACGTCTTGATGACACTCTTGCCTCAGAAAAACGTGACATTGCGTCTCGTTTGAACGAACTATCACTTACCCCTAGAGGCGAGGGCAGTGAAATGGAGGACGAATAAACGATGGAAGAAATGAATCAGGATACCCCACAAACAGCTAACCCTGCATTAAATGCTGAAGAAAGAGCATTTGGCGCACCAGTTGAAAGCGGCTCCTCAGATAATAGTCTTACCGTTGCTGATGCTTTTTTTAATGAAGCAGAGCAATCTACAGAATCAGCTCCTGAAGAAGGAACACCTGAAGCTGTAGCAGGAACAACGAACATTAGTGAGCCTAATGAGGCTAAAAACGATGAGCGTAGATTTGAGTATTGGCAGTCACAAGCTGCAAAACGGGAAAATGAACTATCAGTTCTACAGCAACAGTTAGCGACAGCAAAAGCTGCACCGCAAGCAACGCCTGAAGTACCAACGCAACCAGCACAGCCAGCTGCTCAAGAGTTTCCACCTGCTCCTGCAAAACCAGAAAAGCCAAGAGTATTTTCTAGAGATGAGGCTTATACAGACCCTCAATCAGAAAGTGCTCAATATTTAGATTCTGTAGAATCATGGAGAGATGATATGGTGCAATATACTGAGCTTAAAAATCAGTATGATGTAGCTATCTTGGAAGAAAGACTTGATGGGCAAGAAAAGCAACGTCAAGCTTCTGTAAAGCGTCAAAAAATTCAACAAAATAATCAACGACAATCTCAAGAAATATATGAGCATGTTACTGGTCATTATGGATTTAACGATGCTGATGCAAGAGAATTTATTCAAACTATGAGTAAGCCAGAATCTATAACAATGGATAACTTAGTTAACCTATATAGGATGCAAAAAGGTGCGCCTGTGCAAAATCCTGCTGTTAATGCAGGGCCTAGTGCTGCGTTTACCCAAACTCAGAATGCTCAATCTATACCATCACCTATGGGTGTTGTGCCTGGAGAAAGCAATAATGATACGCGCCCTAATGGAGACAAAGTTATGGATGATTTAATTAATTCATTTAACTCCAAGAATCCTTGGGGTTAATAACTTCTTAGGAGAAGAAAATGGCAAATGTAACTAATATAGGTGCTGCGCTCGGTGCGAGTAAAGTGTCTATGGACAACAACCGAAGAATTTTTAATTTCGGTGAAAGAGTAGCAGAGCTGGCCCCTCAACAATCTCCTTTTTTCGTTTATTTATCTAAAGTAGCGAAAAAAGCGACTGATGACCCAGTTTTTAAATTTTTAGAGCAAAGACATCAATGGCAACGTCGTAACTTTACAGTGCATGACAATGTAGGTAGTGCAACGTATACTGCAGATGGTGCTGCAGATACAGACATCTTTAAGCTTGAATGTGGGTATAATTCCGCTGGTCAAATAGAAGCACATTCAAAACCTTTATTTTTACTTGAAGGTCAAATAATAGCTGTTAAAGCTGATGACGGTACTGTGAATAACTTTAAAATCTCTGGTACCCCTGATTTAACTGTTGCGGGTGAAGTTGAAATTGATGTGATTCCTTTGAATACTCACACTGCTGTTTATAGCGCTGGAGCTGAAGGTCAAGTAATTGGTTCAGCTTTTGCTGAAGGAACTGGTACTCCTGCAGGATGGGAAGATAGCATGTCTGACAGTGAAGGTTATTGCCAGATATTTAAAACAGGCATGAATTTATTTTCTGGTACTGCAATGGCAACTCGCTATCGTGGTATAGAAGATGAATATAAGCGTGTTTGGACTAACAAGTTGATGGAGCATAAAATGGATTTGGAGCAAGGCTTCTTATTTGGATTAGGTTCTGCTGGTAACGCAGATGCTTCAATTGATACTAGTTTAAGATATAGTCATGGTATTGTGCCTTATACTGAAGCTAATGGTAAAGTATTTAACTTTTCATACGCTTCATCTGGGTATGATGCTTTCTTAGATGCAATGGAAGATTTCTTTGCACCTGAGTCTGGCAATTCAGGAAATAAACTTGTACTAGCTTCACGTAAGGTTATTACTTACTTGAATAAACTTGGTGCAGGTTCATTTATGAATAATTCTATTGGCTCATCTCAATACAAACTTGATGTTAGTAGTATTCCTGGAGCATTTGGGCATAGCGTAACAATGGTTAACACAATATTTGGAAATCTACACTTTGTAGCTGAGCCTTTATTGCGTGGCCCTTGGGAAAATTATGCGGTCGCAGTTGATATGAGTAATGTAGCTTATCGTCCATTGGTCGGTAATGGCATTTCTCGCGATACATTCATTGAAACCAATATTCAAGGCAACGATGAAGATGGAAGAAAAGACCAGATTATTACTGAAGCTGGACTTGAAATTAGCCTTCCTGAAACTCACGCAATACTTAAATTCTCATAAAGGAGGTTAGATAGATGGCAGCACAAACTCAAACAGCCTGGACAGAAACTAGTATTAATGGTTATACTGTACTTTCAAGCACAGCAACTACCGATGCAAGCAATGAAGTAAATTGGTCATTAAAAACACCAAAAGCGTTAGATACTTCTAAGCCTTGGTCATTAATTGTGTCAGCTTCGGCTGCTCAAGATGGTGCAGCAGCACCTTTAATGATTTGGGGTGGATACTCTGATGACTTTGCATTAGCGGGTACAGAAGCTAGAGCAACAGCAACAGATGGTGTTCAAATTGGCGAATTAACTGATGATTTAGGTTATGCAGGAGCTGTATTAGGT